TATTGCTAGAGGGTTTTTCTGCGGTTGTTAAGGAAGGCTATAAGCTAACGGTTAATAGCGTTGATTATGAAGTAAAACGGGCGCAAGCCATTGTTGGCTCTGTTTCGTTACAATATGCGGTGGTGCTAGAAAAATGACCGCCAAGCAATTCACCTTGCAGCTAAACAAAGAAATAGCTGATACAGAAGAAAAGATTGAGGATGCGATTTCATTAATTGCAATGGATAGCTTGCGCGGGGTTGTTATGAAATCCCCTGTTGATACGGGTCGTTTTCGTGGAAATTGGATAGTTTCAAAAAACGCTGCAAACACAACGTCTAGTCAGGTTACGGATAAAAATGGCGGTCAAACAATCACCAAAGGATCAGGCGTTATTGATACTTTTGAGATGAATACAGATAGCAGGATAATAATTCAGAATAATTTGCCTTATGCAAACCGTTTAGAAAATGGATGGTCTAAGCAAGCTCCAAATGGAATGGTGGCTTTGACTGTCGCTGAAATGCAGCGCAAATATAGGAATATTCTGATATGAGCTATGCAACAGAGCGCCGCGCAATCGAAACATATTTAAATACGCAATGGTCGGATGCAACGCCGATTGGTTTCGATGGGCATGAATTTGAACCCACAGCCAACAGCATTCGCGTTACAATTCAAAATGGTCAGGTTGTGCAGGGATCTATTGGCGCTGCGGCCAATCGGATTGATCACATTGGATTAGTAAGCATTCAAATCTTTACCGAAAGCGGCAAAGGAACACAGACTTGGCGGGGATATGCTGAAACTTTAGATGGCATTTTCTTTGATAAACGAATAACAGATGCGGGTGCAGTAGCGACTACCAACGAGTTCATCAGATTTTCACCAGAGCAACAGCACCCATATATTTCTGGCGAAGTTTCTGATATACCTTTTCATATCGCAACTTTTGTCGCACCATTCGTGCGCTACGAGTATAAATAGGAGGCCACAACATGACTGGCATTGCATCAAATCAGCTTCGATCAGCTTTTGTGGCTGAAGCTACGGCTGGAACTACACCATCAACTCCATCGTTCACCAACAGTGACGTTCCCATAAACATGACCGCCGCACCTAATATGATTGAGCATCGATCATTAGCGGCCAAGGGCGAGGCTGTACAAACCGCAATCGGCGGCATTGACGTCACTGGAAATATGTCTGGCACATTGGTTTATGGTGCTTATGATGATTTCTTTGAGAGTCTGTTTCAAGGCACTTGGACAACTGATGTTTTGAAGAACGCTAAAACCACGCAATCATTGACGGTTGAAAACGCCATTGCAGCGGGTGAAGGCGGCACAAATACGATGATGCGCTATCAAGGCGTTGAAGCAACTGGTGGATCAATCACGCTAACATCAAACGCAGATATTACTTTTGCTTTTGATTTAATCGGTATGGGTTCATCAGATACATCAACCAGCGCAATAACAGGCGCAACATATACAGATCAGACTGAGCGCACACCCCTTTCATCTGGAGTAGATGTTGGAACGATTGCCTTTAGCGGCTACACGTTGGATGCATTTGAAAGTGCAACGATTAACTTTAACTATGATGGCCGTGAAGCGCAGAATATTCTTGGCAACAGTTTTACAAAAGGTGGCCTAACAAAGGGCGCAGCATTAGCTGAGATTACTGCGCGGGTTTATGTAGATGCAAACTTTGCAGCTATGTATAATGCAGCGCGTGATACCGATCACAGTTTGTTTAGCGTCACTTTCCCCTTGGGATCTGTATCTAGCAAGAAATACACATTGGTTTTCCCAACTTGTAAATTCACTGGTTCTAATTTGGATTTTACTGCCACAAACTCAATGCAGGATATTACCATCAGAGCGCTTTATGATGAAACAACAGAAGATGCCTCAATGAAGCTAACAAGGGCTGTTTCATAATGGCCATGATTGCTTTGGTAAAATTCACCGCTGATATTGATGGCAAGCCTGTGGTTTTTAGGGCTGGTGATAAAATATCAGATGCCGTTGTAAAAAAATTGGGTCTTGCGGATAAACCTCATCTCGCTGGGTCTAATACATCTAAACCGACAAAAACCGAATAAGTGCAGCACTTAGGGGGCTGGTTTGTCGGTATTCCAGCCCCCATCAAAACCGACGAGGAAACCGAAATGCTTAATTTAAAGAAACCTAAAATGTCCGATATGACCTATCGGCGCGAATTTTCTGATGAACTTACCTTTTTATCTGAGGAAGATAAAACGTGGATAGAAATAAAGTGTCGCGCTGGTGGCTGGGCAAATCCTGATTTGGTTAGATTGCGTGATGACATACAAACATATCGCCAAGCAAAATCCATCGAAAGCGCAAAGCTGATAAAAGATACTACTAAATATGCAGAAATGAGCGCAGCAACTGATAAGGAAGTTGGCCGCAAGTTATTTGAGGCGATCTTTGATGCTTGTGTTATTTCTTGGAATACAAATATTAAAAACGATAGCAAAGCAATGCAGTGTGATAAGGATCATTTCCTTGCACTTGCTGATATTCGCATAAATGAAATATCTGAGTATTTTATGGAATTTGCTAAATACGTTGATGAATTATCTAACTTTCGTGCTGAAGCGGATGGAGAAACGGAAAAAAACTAATTGATGCGCTTTTATGGTCTTTTAGGTATTCACCGCGTGATGAAACTTATTTGATGTCTAAAGGCGCACTGAAAATAGAAGATAAACCTATTCCCGCAAATATGACTGCATGGACAGCTTTTCATATGTTGCGAGGCTCTAGGCAAATTGGCTATGGTGGCGTTTCCCCTATACCGTTCAGCGAAATTATGGCATATTGCACCCATGCGGGCGTTGATGACCCGATGGAACGGCAGCAAGTTGCTAAGTTTGTAATGGCACTGGATCGAACGGAGCGCGAAGAATATGGCAACAATAAGTCTAAATCTTAACGCACAAGGAATTAAAACTGGTGCGCGTGACGCTAAGCAATCATTAGACTCGGTTAAGCAATCCGCAACGTCCACGGAAGCGGCGGTTGTTCGCAGCAGTAATAACATGGGTTCGGCCATTACTCGCATGGGCAATATGTCTGGCGCTCAAAGGTTTGTATTCCAAAACACTGCAAACCAGCTTGGTGATATTGCTGTTCAAGCGTCTATGGGAACTAATATCTTTAGGGTTTTGGGAATGCAGTTGCCACAAATTGCTGGTGGTTTTGCTATTCTTGGCGGCGCAATGGGAACCGTCTTGCCGATATTAGGTGTAATTGCTGCTGTCGGTTTCCCGATTATTGCGATGTTTACATCAATGAGTGGTGCTGCTGATACATTTGATGATAAATTAGAAAATTTGCGCGATACTATAAGCGCTATGGAAAAGGCTCAAGGTCTTTTAAATATGGGTTTGACTGAAGCAGAAGATCGTTTTGGAACGCTCACTCATTCGGTGCAAGTGTATGCGAAAGCCCAAGCGGATTTGGCTTTAAATGAAGTTGCTAGAAATCTAAGATCTTTAGCATCTGAGCTTGCCGAGGTAGGATCAAAATATGAATCTGTTGGCCGAAAAGGAAGAAGGCTAAACAGGTCGGTGCAAGAAATCAGAAAAGAATTTGATTTGACATCTGCTGAAGCAAAAATATTGCAAGCGGCATTTGATGATTTTTCTGCATCTATGCAAAGTGCAGACCTGACCAAAATGGATGAAGGCACAAAAAATTTAGTGCAAACAATGTATGATTTAGGGGTTTCGTTAGAAGAAACTGAAAATGATGCATTATTAGGCTTTACGCAGTCAATGGTCGATTTTGGCATTGAAGCTGCAACAGCTAGAAAGTTGGCTGAAGAATTAAGGGCTGGAATTTTATCATTAGATGTTCCTAAGCCCGTTTTCCCTGATCCAGAAGAAATTGTAATGGGTCAGTTTCTTGTGCCTGATCCAGAAGGTATGAGAAATTCTTATAATGCTGGGCAAAAATTATTGATTGAGGAGCGCAAAAAAGCAGCAAAAGAAGCGCAAGCTGCGTTAGATAAAGAAAAAAGGGAATTAGAGAGTTTTGCTGAAAAGTTTGAACCAGTATTAACTGCGGCGGCTGAATACGAAGAAACGATGACTAAGTTAAATCGGGCGCGGGAAATTGGTGCAATTACAGAAGAACAACACGCTCAAGCCACAGCCGTTGCAACCGATAAATATAGAATAGCAGCTGGTGAATTAGTTGATTATACGGCTGTTGCAAATAATTTTGCTAATTCGCTTGAAGGTAGCATGATGCAATTGGCGGAAGGAACTTTGAGCGTAGAAGATGCGTTTAAGAATATGGCGGCACAAGTCATAAGAGAACTTTATAGAGTTTTGGTTGTCCAGCAGCTTGTAAACGCTGCAATGGGATTATTTGGCTTTAGCCCAAGTTCTGGTGGTGGATTTGTTCCGACAGGTGGCGCTGGTGCATTTGGTGGGCCTGTTTCGCCTTCTCAGGGAATAGTGGTTGGTGAACGTGGGCCAGAGGTATTTTTCCCGCCATCTAAAGGTAATCTTGTTCCCAATAATAAAATTGGTGGGAATGAAGTTATTGTTAATCAAACAATCAACGTTACGACAGGTGTACAGCAGACAGTTCGTGCTGAGGTGCTAGGCTTGATGCCTCAGATAGCAGAGGCATCTAAAGCTGCTGTATTAGACGCTAAACGGCGTGGCGGCGCATTTGCAGGAGCATTTTAAATGGCTATTACATATCCTAGATCGCTGCCTACCCACACGGGTTTAATGAGCATTACGCTAAGAGCGGTTAATCAAACTGCTTTAACGATGTCACCATTTAGCTTTAAGCAGCAGATCCATAATCATAGCGGCCAAAGATGGGAGGCCGAAATTCAACTGCCGCCTCAGAATAGAGCAGATGCAGAGCAATGGATAGCTTGGCTGCTAAGCTTGAATGGCATGGCTGGGTCATTTTTGCTTTTTGATCCGCTAAATACCACACCAAGAGGCGCTCTAGGTGGCACTCCTGTTGTAAACGGATCAGGGCAAGTTGGTGGGTCATTATCTATTGATGGTTGCAGCAATAGCGTTACTGGTTGGCTAAAGGCTGGGGATTACATTCAACTAGGTGGCGGCGCGTCTGCTTCCTTGCACAAGGTTCTTACAGATGTTGATACGAATGCCAGCGGACAAGCCACCATTGATCTCTGGCCGTATATCAGAACTGCACCTTCAGATGGTGCGACTGTAACCACATCAAATTGCGTTGGCAGATTTAGATTGAATAGTGGTCAGCAAGATTGGACTATTAACAGCGCCTCAATTTACGGGATTACATTTGCTGCTATTGAGGTCGTGCCATGACCAGAGTTTTAGGAACTGTAGCGGATGTCCTTGAGCTTGACGAAATATTCCCGTTCTTTGCCATGCAGCTTATGTTTGATGAGCGCAAAACAACATTCAACGGGAGCATTGTGCAACATGGCCCGTTGTATCTTTGGACTGGCCTTGGTGATCTTACGCATGAAGGAATAACCTATATTGGCACAGGCAACATGCTGCAAATCTCTGAGGTTACTGAGACAGCCGATTTAAGGGCCGCTGGCGCTACTATTACG